TTTGTGTGTGGTAGGTATTTCGTTTTAATAACCATACCTTTAATGTCTTTTTTAAAAAAAATACTGTCTTTTTTCATAACATTAACTCCATGCTAAATTGATTAATTAATTCATTTGATAATTCATTTATTAATTCATTATTCATATTTATACCTCGATATTTAAAATCTTTTCTCACTATGTATTTATAAAAATTCAAATCTTTCTCAATTAATTCATTCTTATGATTAAAACATTCATAACTAAAATCATTATTATTTCTTGTTAATAAATCATATACAGTTTTATTATTCATATAATCAGGTTTTAAACCTTCTTTAACCTTTAAAGTCCAGTGACTATAAAATTTTTTAAACCTTTTTTGGCTTATTAAAATTTTACCAAAATATTTAGTCTTATATTTATAATAAAAACTTTTATTTATTTCAAAAGTTTTTTTATTCTGATAAAAAATAATTTTACTTATATTCATTTTATAACCTCTTTTAATTTTTTATTCTCTTTTATTCTCATAAGTGCCATATTAGCTTTGTGTTGGCTAACCATAAACCCACCAGTATCATGTTCTAATTTATCTAAATACATCAAAGCCTGGTGATAACTTTCTAATATATGTTCGCAAGTTCTAATACAATTTACTTTACAGTTAACAGTCACATATCTAATTTTAAATATTCTATCCTTTTCATCATGTTTTATTTCATGTTCACTTATTCTTTCATATTTCAAGATCTCACTTGTAATAAAATAAGTGCAGTCTTTTAAAACTTTAACATCCTTATAAATAATAGATTGAAAATCATTTATAGTTTTTTTATCAAAAAATAAAGGATATTCTTTTTTAATCTTACTTATACTCGTAAGATGATTTTTTTTAATAGTCACAATAATAAATTTGTAAGATTTTTAATAAATTAATTAAGTTAATAATTAATTTTTTAAACCTAATAAATATTAGGCTTAAAGAATTAATCAAATTAAGTCATTTACCGCGTATATACATTTATCTGAAGCTAACTTAAATAAATTTTTATACATAGCTTTTTTTATTCCTAGATAAACTTTTTCTTCTTTTTCATTAAAATCAGGATTTTTAATCTTGTATTCTTTTAATGCTTGTAAACCTTGCTTATGCGTTGTTTCTAAGCTATCAAGAATATCTGAAAATATTTCTTCCATTGTTAATACCTCTTCTTGTTTGATTCTCTATAATCTATTTCGCAGGCTATCGCATAGCCTACTTGATACAAAGAATAAATACCACCAATTAAAATAAATAGCTCCATAATTAAAGACCTCGAATTAATAAAACTTTCTTTGCTTGCACTTGTTGAAATTTACTACCCTTAGTCAATAAATATTCACAAGCTGAATTATCATTATTATTTACACACTGGTTCAAAGTTGATCTATTAAGACCTGATCCAATAGAACTAATCAGCCCTATTGATCCAATAGAAAGAAATAAAAATAGGTTTCTCATTTTTGTAAGATTTGAAATAATTTTCTTTTTTAAAGCTTAACTATACTCTTAAAATATAAATTACTTAATTGTATTCTTATTACTGATGGCCTGGAATAAGTTTAAGTATAAAAATTGAGTTAAGTAATAAATAAATTAAGTATAACTAGGCTTATTATTATTGTATCAAATATAAACTTATTTGTATATCAAATTAATATACATATAAGTGTATCATATTTACATGACATATAAATGATATTAGTTTATTATATTAATAGTTAAATCTTACAAATGAAAACTTCTATCAAAGTTACTACTGACGAAAGACTACAAAAGTGGATAGAGTCTTTTCCAGGTAATGCTAGTTATGAATTAACAGGCTTCAAACATGGTGAGTACTATGGAGAATCTCAGTTAAAACTATTCTTAACCAAAAAATAATTATGAGTAACTACGATATTAATTCTGATCTTATGCAGAATCCAAATAAAGCCTGGGAACTAGGTCTAAGTTTATCTAATCAATTAAAAAATAATATTGATGATTATAGATTTATTTGGGCTACATCAAACGAATTACAGTTTAAGCATGTAATCACTAGGAATACTCTTAAGATTGCTTACAGCTGATTCCAGGCCTGTCAGAATTTAATCAAATTTTTGCAGCTAGGGGACTAGTTGCAAAATTTTTTATATTGAATAGTAATACACGGAACTTAAATATATTCCCGTTAATTTTTTGGTTCAACCTTTATGGATAATTCTGGAGCTTGAATATTAACTGTTTCTACGGATTCACCAATAACTTTGCCGAGGCTATCTAATATTTGAGCTGCTGTTTGTAGTTGACCTTTTTTGACTGCTTTGTTGAAGAGTCGGATTCTCATTGCTTGAAGTCTAGGTAAGAGAGTTTCTCTATCTTTTTCCCAATCTTCTTTATTCCATTGTTTAACTTTTTTCCAATCTTGCCATGCGGTTACTTCAGAGATGCCTTCAATTTTGGAATGTTCTAGGACTAGTGCTCTTGTTGTTTTACCCTCTAGCTGTCGGGAATATAGACGTTGTGAACGTAATTGTACGTTATGGCATGAGGTACGAGCACGAAAGTTGATATTTCTTTTGGGTTTAGATTCTTCTAATGGTTGATCGGCAGGAAATGTAGATGAAACCACGATGTTTTTGGGTGTATTTAAGTGAATGATAACTTAAAAGTATGTAAATAGGCTATAAATAGAGGGTATGAGTTGTATTTTCTGTTAATTTTATGGTTGTGAGTGGTGAAAAAAGGAATGAGATAAGTTTAAGGTACGCGCAGGGCGAGGTGTTTAATAGTGATAAAAGATTTAGGGTGCTTGTAGCAGGAAGAAGGTTTGGAAAGTCATACCTTTCTTGTATTGAGCTATTGAGAGGAGCAATAAATAGGCCGAATGAGGTTTATTTTTATTGTGCGCCAACTTATAGGATGGCAAAGGATATTGCGTGGAAGGAATTGAAGAGATTGACTCCTAGAACATGGGTTAAAAGTAAGAATGAGACAGATTTGAGACTAGATTTGATTAATGGATCGAGTATTGAGTTGAAAGGAACAGAAAATGCGATGGCGTTAAGGGGAAGAAGTTTAGCTGGTGTTGTATTGGATGAAGCAGCATTTATGGATAGAGATGTGTGGGCTGAAGTTATAAGACCTGCGTTGGCTGATAAACAGGGTTGGGCTTTATTTATTAGCACACCAGATGGAACTGCCAGTTGGTTTTATGATATGTGGTGTTTTTGTGGTGAACAGGAATGGGATGATTGGCAGAGATGGAGTTTTACGACTATAGAGGGAGGTAATGTTGCAAAGGAGGAAGTTGAGGCAGCTAGGGGCCAATTGGATGCGAGAACTTTTAGACAGGAATTTGAAGCAAGTTTTGAAAATTTAACTGGATTGGTGGCGGTTAGCTTTGCTGATGACAATATTGATAAGGAAGTGGCAGATTTACATATGCTTCCCTTGTTAATTGGGCTGGATTTTAACGTTGACCCTATGGCGGGAATCTGTGCGGTAAAGCATAACGACACTTTGTATGTATTTGATGAGATCATGCTTACAGGAGGTGCTACCACATGGGACTTTGCAGAAGAGGTTACGAGGAGATATGGGGTTGACCGTAGAATTATTGCCTGTCCAGACCCTACGGGAAGTGCAAGAAAGACAAGTGGTGTTGGTGTGACGGACCATACGATACTTAGACGTAGCGGATTTACTGTTATGAGTCCTAGAAGCCCTTGGAAGATCAGAGATAAGATTACTGCTGTTAATACTGCCTTGCTTGACGCTAATGGTGATAGGAGGACGCTTATACACCCTCGTTGTAAAGAATTGATAAAAGCACTTAGAACCTTAACTTATGCACCTAATACTGGTT